GGTGATGATTCGCCCGCGCCCGGAAGTGGCAATGTACCAAAACGCGTGGGACCGCATGAAAAAAATTATTGGCGAATTCGGGTTGACCCCATCGTCACGCGCCAAATTGGGCAAAAAAGAAGAAATTCAAGATGTTGACGATTTATTCGCATGAAATACCAATACGATCCCACCAAAGCCGAACGCGTCATTCGTTTCATTGAAACGCAATGTACACACGTCAAGGGCGAATTGGCCAAACAACCGTTCATTTTGGAACAATGGCAAAAAGACGACATCATTCGTCCATTGTTCGGAATGGTTGACGCCAAAGGAATTCGGCAATACCGAACGGCGTTTTTGATGTTGCCGCGGAAAAACGGAAAGTCAAATTTGGTGGCGGCCATTGGTTTGTACCTATTGTTCGGCGAAGGCGAACCCGGCGCCGAGGTTGTGACGGCCGCCGCCGACCGCGGCCAAGCGGCCATCATTCACGAAATTCAAAAGCAAATGATTTTGAATTCGCCCGAAATGTCGAAGCGTTGCAACGTCTACCGCAATTCCATCGTTTTGAAACGTGACGCGTCGTTCATCCAGGCGATTTCAGCGGACGCCGACACGAAACACGGATTCAACTGTTCGGCAATTTTGTTCGACGAATTACATTCACAACCAAACCGTGAATTGTGGGACGTTTTGAACACGTCCATCGGCGCCAGGCGTCAACCGTTGGTGTTGGCCATCACCACGGCCGGACATGACAAACAATCCATTTGCTATGAGGTGTACGATTACGCGTTGAAAGTCCGCGACGGTGTGATTGAAGATGAAACGTTTTTGTCGATTATTTACGAAGCGCCAACCGACGCCGACATTTTTGATCCAAAGACGTGGGCGGCGGCAAATCCCGGATTGGGCGTCACCATCAAAACGGACTACATGACGCAACAAGCCGCAAAGGCCAAAGCGTTGACGACGTATGAAAACACGTTCCGCCGTTTGCATTTGAACCAATGGACGTCGTCGGAACAAAAATGGTTGTCGGACGACGATTGGATGTCGGGCGTTGATGCGTTGCCCGATTTGGCCGGGCGCGAATGTTTCGCCGGCCTGGATTTGGCCGCTACCGAGGACATCACGGCATTGGTATTGTTGTTCCCGATGCCCGACGATTCGTTTGTTGTGTTGCCGTTTTTTTGGGTCACGGATTCCGCCGTGGAAAAACGCCGCGGTCGAACCGGCGCCGATTATTCGGCGTTTGTGAAAAATGGAAATTTGAGGGCAACGAAAGGAAATTCAACCGATTACCGCGTTTTATTCAACGACATATTGAAGTTAGCCGACCAACACAAAATCAAACAAATCGCGTTTGACCGTTGGAATTCGTCAACAATCATTCCTGACCTGGTTGATGCCGGATTGGAGTGTTTGCCGTTCGGCCAGGGTTTCGCGTCCATGTCCGCGCCAATTAAAAATTTGGAAATCGTTGTTCGGTCCGGAAAATTGAACCACGCCGGACATCCGGTGTTGCGTTGGATGGCGTCGAATGTCCAGGCCAAACGTGACCCGTCCGACAACATAAAATTTGACAAATCGAAATCATCCGACAAAATCGACGGAATGGTTGGATTGGCGATGGCGATGGGTTCGTACATGATGTCCAGGGAATCACCATCGGGCGAATCCGTGTACAACGAACGCGACATATTCATTTTATAGTCAACGAGTTATGGCGGTAAACTTAAATAAAACATTCAAACCACAAATGGCAACGGCGTTGTCTTTTTGGGGTGTATTCATCGAATTCATCCGCGAAGGGAACAATTACCGCGACGCGTATGAATTGGCCGAAGAATTGCACGAAATCCAATACGAAAGGCGTCGTTTTTCGTCGTACGATTCGTTTAGAACATACATCAAAAAACATTTCAAAAACAACCTAAAAAGTCGCATAAAATGAACGCCGAAAATACCACAAAAAACCACGAAAAAACGATGCACGACATTGACGCCGTTTTGTCGGAATTGCGGTCGATTTTGGAATCGAAGAATTTGGCGTACGGCGATTCCCTGCAAAACCCAATTTCAACGTTTCACCGTGGCAACGTTGCCGACGGCATTTGCGCCAGGATGGACGACAAATTGGGGCGAATCCGACGCGTTGGTTTGTCGGACCACACCGAAGATACGTTGATGGATTTGATGGGCTATGCCGTCCACCTGGTTGTCGCGGTGCGACGGGCGCAAAAAATACGTTGATGTGTTTGTGTGTGTGGTTGATTGTGTGGGTGCGGGTGTTAGGATGGATGGGCCCCCCTATGGGGGGTCCCATACCTTCCCATCCAAACCCCCCAACACACCCATCACCACCAACCCCACAAGGTCGAAACGAAAAAATGAAACTAAATTCCGTTTTGTTCGCAAAGCAATTCGGAAATTTGTTTCATGGCCGAGCAAAAACAAAATTTCATTCAGCGGTTCAACCCGTTGAATTTGGTTCGTTCGTCAACTGTTTCGTCGTCGTTGACCCGCCCCGCATCGTGGTTGTACGATTTGATGTTCCGTAGCAAATCCGGCGCATCGGTCACCGAAGATACATCGTTACAATTTTCCGCCGTTTGGGCATCAATTCGGATTTTGTCTGAAACTTTTGCATCGTTACCGTTGCACGTTTACCAACAAACAACCGAAGGAAAATTCATTGCGCCAAACCATCCCGTTTCGTTTGTTATCAATTTTCCAAATAATTTTCAAAACGAATTCACGTTTTGGTCGTATTTGGAATCGTGTCGCCAACTGTACGGAAACGCATTTGCACAAATCAAACGCAACGAAGCCGGACGTCCAATTGAATTGATCGCCATTCATCCGAAGCGCGTGAAAATCAAAATCGTTGACGGTGAAAAATACTACATCGTCGACAACAACGGCGAAGCGGTTGATGATCAACACATGATGCACATCATGGGTTTGACCCTCGATGGTTTGGTTGGAAAATCAACATTGGCGTCCGCGCGTGAAGCGATTGGAATGGGATTGGCCGCGCAAACATTCGGCGCACAATTTTTCGGAAACGGTGCGAATTTGGGTGGCGTTTTGATTCACCCAGGCACGTTGACCAAAGACGCCGCCGAACGTTTGAAGCGTTCATGGGATTCGGCGCAAGGCGGATTGGAAAATTCACACGGAACCGCCGTTTTAGAAGAAGGGATGAAATACGAACGTATTGGAATTCCGCCAAACGATGCTCAATTCCTGGAATCACGAAAATTTCAAATCGCCGACATTTCACGTTTTTTCCGCGTTCCGTTGTTCATGTTGAACGAAATGGACAATTCATCGTCCCGCGCGAACATCGAAGAACAAGGCATTTCATTTGTTCGCGACACCGTCCGGCCGATGGTCAAAGCGTATGAATCGGAAATGAATCGGAAATTGTTTCGTGAGGACGAACGCGGCGAATTTTACGTCCGTTTCAATTTGGATGGTTTACTACGGGGAAACATTCAGTCCAGGTATAGCGCTTATTCAATCGGCCGCCAATGGGGTTGGTTGTCCGCGAATGACGTTCGCGACATGGAAAATTTGAACCCAATTGAAGGCGGTGACATTTACGTCACGCCGTTGAACATGGCCAATGTCGCCACGGACAATACAACCGAAAATCTTTACGAATAATGCCATACAACGATTACCCACAATCGGCATCGGACAACGCACAACGCGCATTGGATTTCAAAGCCGAACGCGACATTGATTGCGGAACCGTTGTCGGTTGGACACGCGCCAACCAATTGGCCAGCCGTGAAGCGATTTCCGACGAAATCGTTGTTCGCACATTTTCTTTTTTGGTCCGTGCCAAAGTTTACGACACCGGCGAATTTGAAGATTCCGAAGGGAATGTCGTTTGCGGTTCCGTGATGTATGCCGCGTGGGGCGGTGACCCAATGATGGAATGGACCGAAGAAGTGATGGAGGGTTGGAACGCCGAAGAAGAATCAAAATTGACCCGCGCCGCCGCCGGTGAATTGTTCGTCGGTGATTTTGTTCGTTGGAACACGTCCACGGGTTTTGCTTACGGTCGCATCGTTCAAGTCGAATCAAATGGTGATTTGACAGCCACGTCGGGGTTCTCGATGACCGGCACCAATGACGATCCCGTCGCATTGGTGCAAATTTACGATTTCGACGCCGACGCCAACGAATACGTTGAACGTCGCCCGGAATTGAATGTTGTTCACCGTTTTTCTACGTTGACAAAACACGACGAAGAACAACGCGGTTCCGCCGCAATCGTTGAACGTCGGGCGGTTTCCGATATTGGAATCAGCAACGAAGCCACACGAACGGTCCGCGGTTACGCCGCCGTTTTCAATTCCGAATCCGAAGATTTGGGCGGGTTCATCGAATTGATCAAACCCGGCGCGTTTGACGACGTGATGAACGACGACGTCCGTGCGCTATTCAACCACGACCCGAACTATTTGTTGGGCCGCACAAAATCGGGAACATTGAAATTGTTCGTTGATGCCCGTGGTTTGGGTTACGAATACGATTCACCGGAAACCACATACGCAAACGATTTGTTGGAATTGATGCGCCGCGGCGACGTCACACAATCGTCGTTTGGTTTTACGGTAAAAAAGGACAATTGGATTCAGCGCGGAAACGTGATGTTCCGATTCATCGAAAAGGTAGGTCGCCTTTATGACGTTAGTCCCGTGACCTACCCAGCATACCCCGCCACGACCGCCGGAATCGCCAATCGGAATTCAATTCCAAATGACGATTTGCAGCGGGAACCCGTCGAGCAAAGCGCCGATGGAAACACCGAAACGCCAATTCAAGCGTTCCGGATTCGTTTAATCAAAACACAAATTTGAACTAACATGAATAGTGTTCAATTGCGCGAAAAGCGCGCCGCTCTTATCGAGCAAATGAATGGTTTGGTCGCAGCCGCCCAAGCCGAAGGACGTTCATTGAACGCCGAAGAAGGATCGAAATTCGATGCAATGGAAAATGACGCCAACGAATTGAAGGCGAATTTTGAGCGTGTCGAACGCTCCGAATCCATGCGTAAAGAATTGGCCGCCAAGCGCGAAGAATCCATCGAAGAACGCGCCGCAACGGCCAAGCCGGAGCAACGCGCCGTATTCGCTAAATTCCTTCGCCACGGCATCAATGCTTTGAACGCCGAAGAACGCGCCGAAATGCGTGGCACGTCCACACAAGTCGCCGGCACGGATTCTTTGGGTGGATTTTTGGTTCCCGAAGATTTCAGCAACGCACTTGACGTCGCCATGAAATTCTCCGGACCCGTTGAACAATTGGCCCAGGTATTGAACACCACAAGCGGTGCGCCTTTACCTTACCCAACCGTCGACGATACATCCGTAATTGGCGCCATTTTGGCCGAAGCCAGCGCGGACACAGTTTCCGACATGACGTTTGCAGCGTTGAATTTGGGCGCGTACACTTACACGTCCAAAATCGTTAAAGTTTCACGCCAATTGTTGCAAGACAACGCGTTTGACCTTGAAGCGTTTTTGGTTGACGCATTGGGCCAGCGCATCGCGCGCGGAACCAACGCCGATTTCACCACGGGCAACGGTTCATCCAAGCCAACGGGTGTTGTTAACGGTTCGTCTTTGGGCAAAACTGCCGCCAGCGCCACCGCGATTACGGCAGCCGAATTGTTGGATTTGTTGTACTCCGTTGACCCAGCGTACCGCAATTCAGCCAATGCCGCGTTCATGATGAAGGATTCAACCCTTTCAGCCGTTCGCAAATTAGGTATTGGTTCCGCCAATGATTTCCCGGTATTTATGCCAGGTATCGGCGTAGGTCAACCCGACACCTTGTTCGGGAAGCCCGTGTATGTGAACAACGACATGGCCGCCATTGCAACAACCAACAAATCCGTTTTGTTCGGTGATTTCAGCAAATACGTTGTTCGTGTTGCCGGTCCGTTGCAATTCCTACGCCAAGACGAATTGTACGCGGCATCTTTGGTTGTTGGATTCACCGCGTTCAAGCGCGTTGACGCCGGATTGTTGCAGTCCGCTGCAATCAAGCACCTTGTTCAAGCGTAATGATTGATGTCGAATTTTTGCAAACCATCGTGGGTGATGGGTTCGCGTATCGCTCCGGCGATACGGGATCCATCCCCACGGGGATTGCTGAAGAATGGTTGGCATTGGGATATTGCCAGGCCATTGGTGTGAAGCAAGTCGAGAAAAAGGAACGCGCAACATATACGAAGCGCGAAAAACGATAGTCAATGTCAATCAAAATAATCACCCCCGCAGCCAGCGAACCGCTATCGTTGTCCGACGTGAAAACGTTTTTGCGCGTTGATTCCAACGCCGAAGACGCATTGATCACGGCGATGATTGTGGCGTCGCGGCAATTGTGCGAACAATATATGCGGCGGATTTTGATTACTACGACTATTGAAGAATTTTTCGATTATTTTCCGCCCTACAAATTCGGTCAATCGGACATCATATATATGTCCGTTGGACCCGTTCAATCCATCACGTCCGTGAAGTATTTGGATGGCGTTGGCGCGGAAATAACGGTCAACAACTCCAAATACCGAACGGACATCATTTCAGAACCCGCGCGCATCATTTCAACGGATGGTTGGTTCGATACCGAAGATACCATCAACGTTGTGACGATTCGTTATGTCGTTGGCTATTCGTCCGCATCGGATGTCCCCGGACCCGTGAAACAAGCGATGTTGTTGATCATTGCCGATATGTACGAAAAACGTCAAGATTCCATAAAACAATTGCCAACGGCATCGGAGTATTTGATGAAGCCGTACCGAATTTTCACGTTCTAATCAATGGACATCAAAGACATTGGTCAATTGGACCGCCGAATCACGTTACGAACGCCCGTCGAAACCACGGACGCGTTCGGACAATTAGTGCGAACCTATGCCGACAACGGCCAGGTGTGGGCGGCGGTTCAATTTGATTCCAATGACGAAGGTGAAGTTTCCGACCGTTTGACGGCGGTGAAAAACGCTTCATTTGTGATTCGTTACAATACGAATTTCAATGAAAAATGCCAAATACTTTGGGATGGCCAAACGTTTGAAATTGAAAACGTTTTGCCCGTCGAACGCAAACGTTGGATGATGATCAAAACGCGTTTGATTTTTTAATGAACGCCAGGACCCACACCCGTACAAAAGCCAAATTGCCGAAAGGATTCAGTTTGGAGGTTACCGGCGTGGCCGAAACAATGGCGGCGATGAAAGGGTTTGACGAAACTTTGCGTTTGAAGGTTATGAAAACCGCCGGACGCCGTGCGGCCGCCCCGATGGTTCAATCTTATCGTGACGAAATTAGCAACTTTTCGGGTGATAAATTCATCGTGTATCGTAACGGTTCAATTTACGCCGAGGTTCGCCCAGGACAATTGCGCGATTCAATTGCGCCGATGTTTTTCCGTTCAAAAAAACGCGATATGATCATCACCGTAATTGGACCCCGTGTGAAGGGAGCATTTCGCGACCCGAACAAGGGTGGTTGGTTCGCGCATTTCATCAATTACGGCTATTTGTCCGATGGCAAATATATTGGTAAAAATTTGGGATTTGCAGAACGCGCCCAACAAAAAGCCGCATCGTCGGTGAACTCCGAATTCAAATTGGTGTTTTTCCAGGAAGCGCAAAAATATATCAACCGTTTGGTGAAACGCCAAGCAAAAGGCAGCGCAAAATGATAGGTAAGGTCGTAAAATATAAATTTGACAACAACGCCACGTTGAACGGATTGTTCGCCGGGCGGGTTTACCCATTCATTGCCGCGCAAGGTGTTTTGACGGCGCCCTATGCGGTGTACGAAATCATTCGTACCAACCCGGCGGGTTCAAAAGACAACGATTCCGAAATCGACGAAACGTTGGTTCGGATCACGGTTGTTTCAACAAAATACAGCGATATTCAAACCGCTGTTGAAGGTGTCCGGGCTACCTTTCCAAGAACGTCCGGCCCCGTGGCGGGTGTACAATATCAATCATGTTCGTTCGACGATTTTCGCGATATTTATTCCGATAAGGACGAATTTTTCGGCGGGCAGATTGATCTAACGTTTCGAATTCCTAAATCTTGAAACTATGATTGAAGTTAAATTGATTGGCGATTGGGAAATCAAACGCGAACACGTTGTCAAAGCGGGTTCGTTGATTGAAGTCACCAAAGACATCGCCGCCCAATTGGCAAAAGCCAAATTGGTTGAACCCTTAAAAAAATAATAAGTCATGCCAGCATCAACTAACGTGATGAACGGAACGGATGTTCTGTTAGCAATTAGCACCGATGGCGGGACAACGTATTCAACCGTGGGCAAAGCAACGACCGCATCGTTGCAAATGAACATGGAAGTACGCGATGTGACCACCAAAGATTCCGCCGGATGGCGCGAATTGTTGGGCGGTTTGAAGTCGTGGTCGTTGTCCGGTGAAGGAATGGTAACGTACAATTTGACGGCAAAGGTTGGATTTTCCGATTTGTTCGGACACATGAATAGCCGCACTAAATTGTATTTTCGTTTCGGATCCACCACCACCGACGAAAAGCAGTACAAAGGATATGGATATTTGACATCGTTGTCGCAGGACGGCGGCGTTGAAGATAACAATTCTTTTTCGTTTTCAATCGAAGGCGACGGTACTTTGGTCCAGGCCAACGCCGCGTAATTAAAACCGGGTGTGGGGCGGGTGACCAGCCCCACGCTCACAAATTTTTTTGTATGACTGAAATCGTAAGCATCGACGGCAAAAGTTACGCCGTCAAATTCGGATTCAACGCGTTGCGTTTATTCGGAAATGAAACCGGCAAATCTTTAGCCGAAATCATGACATTGTCGAACAACATCGGAATCAATGACGCCATTGCGTTGATGTGGGCCGGGTTGAAAGACGGCCACCGCGTTGAAAAAACCCCGTTCGTTATGACGATGGACGACGTTTCCGATTTGCTCGATGCCGACCCGTCGGCATTGAACAAGGTGATGGATGTGTTCGCGAAATCTTTCAAAGCCCCGGAATCGGGAAACGTCCAAACCCAACCGACGGCGACCCCTTAAATTGGGACGGAATTGAAGCCATCGCGTTGGGTGAAATGTCGTTGACGCCCGCCGAATTTTACGAACTAACGCCGCGCGAATTTTCCAACAAATCCATTGGACATTTCGAGCGCGTGGAACGTGATTTCAAAACGTCATGGGAGCAAACCCGGTGGTTGGCCGCAATGGTTATGAATCCGCATTTGAAAAAATCATTGAAACCAAATGATTTGGCGACGTTCCCGTGGGAAAAAAACTACAAAAAAACGAAACAAAAAACGCCGCCAACCCGGTTTGAATTGATTAAATTGGCCGAAGATTTGGGCATTTTAACGCCCGAAAAAAACGGTTGATAATGGCGGGTTTAGGTTCAATCAATTTTCGTATCGGCGCGGATCTAAAAGAATTCCGTTCGTCGATGCAAAATATCGACCGCACGTTGGGCGGTTTGTCGTCTAAATTCAACATGGTTGGTGGCGCCCTTGCGGGGGCGTTTGCCGTGAACGGAATCCAACAATTCGTTACTGAAACGTCAAGATTAGCGGGCCAGGTTGACGGCGTTCGCACGGCGTTTGATCGTATGGCGCCGGCCGGAATGTTAAGCGATTTGCGCAAGGCGACACGCGGAACCGTTTCGGATTTGGAATTGATGCAAAACGCCGTAAAGGCGGGCAACTTTGGAATTCCGTTGAAAGAAATGGGAACGTTGTTGCAATTTGCATCACGCCGCGCCCAGGAAACGGGCGAATCCGTTGACTACCTTGTTTCGTCCATCGTTACCGGTATTGGTCGGAAATCGCCTATGATTTTGGACAACCTGGGAATTTCAACGTCCCGGTTGAAAGCCGAATTCAAAGGCGCATCGGTTGAAGCACAATCAATCGCCGACGTGACCGCCGCGGTTTCTAAAATCGCGCAAGAGGAAATGTCAAAAGCCGGGGCGGCAACAATCACCGCCGCCGACGCCGCCGCACAAGTGACGGCCAATATGACGAATTTACAAGCCGCCATTGGTGAACGGATGAATCAATCCATGGGACCGTTTTTGTCCAATTTGGGTTCAACGGTTGGATATTTTGCCGATTTGGTCGCCATTCCATTGTCCGAAAAATACGAAGATGAAGCGTCCGCCGTTGCGGGTTTGACGGTGGAATTGACATCGTCCGACACCGCATTGGAACGCCGCCGGGACATCATCAATTATTTGAATTCCAAATACCCCGGTTACCTGGATAACATCGACGCAGAAAAATCGTCAATGGCGGATTTGACCGCAGCCACACGGAAATTGAATGAACAAATGATCAACCGTGTGATCGTTCAGCGCCATCAAGAGGATATTGACGAACAAAACGAAAAGGTCGCCGACCGTGCCGTTGATGTTGCCCAAGCGCGAATTGATTTGACAAAGGAAATTGCAAAACGCGAGCGTGAATATAACATCATTTCCAAAGAAGGGGCAACGATTCAGGAAAGAGCCACGGCAGTAATTGAAGCACAAAACAAGGCGTACAAAGATAAATTTGGCACGAACCAGGGACAAAAACAAGGTGGTATCGCCGCTAAAAAGTTAGCCGAAGATTTGGCGTTCGCGGAAAGGAAATTAACAAAGGAACAAGACAAAGGGAACGATATTTTCAAAAAACGCGACGAAATTTTGAAGCAACTCAACATTTCGTTGGGTGATTCCGAAAAATTAATCAATAAAACGTCCGAATCAACAAACGATTCAACCGCGGCAACGGTGGCATCAACCGCCGCCAAACAAAATGACGTCAACGAATTGGGCCGTTCGGCCGATGCGATGGCCGAAATGAAAGCGGCGTTGGATGAATTATTCATTTCGGTCGCCATGGAGGGTTCCATGTCGGAAAAAATGGAATTGGCCAACGTCGTTTCGTCGTTGAAACAAGCCGCCGACAACACCGAAAGAATGAAAAACGAAATGGCGGGTTTGTTGATTGAACCGCCATTCGACCCAATGTTGCCAGGCCAAGACGCGTTCAACGAGGGATTGGAAGATACCGTAGAATTGATGTCCGGCCAGGTTTTTCCCGTGTTCAATGCATTTGCCAAAAACATGGACACGATTAATTGGGCAATTGGTGAATTCGGAAACATTTTGACGGCATCATTTGAAGCCGCGTTGACGTCGGGTGAAAAGTTTTTTCCGACGTTGATGAAGGCATTGGGCGACATGATCAAAAAACTAATTGCCGCCGCCATTGCCGCCGCCGTATTGGCCGCCGCGATTACCGTTGCGTTCGGCGGAAACTTTGCCAACATCGGAAAATTATTCGGCGGGGCAAAGAATTTCGGGCAACTGTTCGGCAAAATGTTCGGCGAAATGTCCGGAATCCCTGGATTGGCCGAAGGTGGAATTGTCACCGGCCCGACGTTGGCGATGGTTGGCGAAGGCCGTGGTCCCGAAGCCGTGATCCCATTGGACCGTTTGCATGAATTTACCGGCGGTGGCGGTGGTGTCCAGGTTTACGGACGAATCCAGGGCGCCGACATCCTTTTATCATCCGAGCGCGCCACACGCGTTCGTTCACGTTACCGCGGTTTCTAAAATATGGCAATACGTTTCACATCAGAATTCCGGTCCGACACCGGAATCGACTACAAAATCGAAATCGACGATTCAATTTTCGTCGGTTCACCAACCACGTTTGCCGTTGGTTCCGATGGGTTCACATTGCAATACACGGGTGAAACCGATGATATTGTTTCGCCGATCATGTCGTCGAACGTTTCCATTCCGTTCATGGTTCAAACGGTGTTGCAACAAACGTTTTTTGAGCAATTAGTCGCCGTCCAGGAATCCCGTTTTCGCGTTAAAATTTCACGTTGGGTGTCCGGCGCGTACCAAACGTATTGGGTCGGTTACATCATGCAAGATATCGCCCAAATCGAGGACGCCCCATTGCCGTACATTTACGATTTGCGGGCGGTTGACGGATTGGGACGGTTGGCCAACATTGACTACAACATAAACAACGATATTTTTCAAAATTCGTTGGCGTTGACGCGTTTGAACAAATTGGTTTACAATTGTTTGGCCGCGGTTGGAACAACCGATTTGTTCACAATAACGGACACGTTTTTAGAAACGTGCGTGAATTGGTGGGAAAACAACATGGTCTATTCAGCCACCAAAGACGCCGCCAATGAAATCGCCGTTGACCGACGCATTTGGACATCCATCGACGACAACGGCAACGAAACCTATTCAAAAGTTATTGAAGTTTTACGGCAACTTTGCGTGTCTTTTGGCGCACGGGTGTACCAATCCAACGGCCGATTTGTTTTCGAGCAATACGGCGAACGTGCGGCAGCATCACGAATCGTTTCAACATACGACCGCGCGGGCGCTTACATTGCCACGGCGTCAAAATCCGACGACATTGTAATTGATCAAACCATCGGCGAAGCGCGTTTGGCGGGAAATCAATTTGATTTTTTGCCCGCCATCAAACGTTGTGAAATTCAATTCCAACAAAAATTTATTGGTTCCAGGGTCGGGCAAATTTTTTTCACATTCACGCAAACCGCCGCACAATCCATCGGGTTCATTTCGCAAGATTCTTCGGCGGTGTTGGAAATTGTGTGTCCAATGATGCATTTTTATATCAACCGGACGCCGAACACAATCATTGCCGTTCCATCCTATGCCATTGCGCCAATTTTTTCAATGACAATAAAAATTGAGGATGTAAACAACCCCGGCACTTTTTGGTATTTCAAACGAACATTTAGCGGGTTTTCAACGACGTCACCTTACACGACGCCACAATGGACAACCACGCCATCAGATTACCAATTCGACATTGGAAATTTCAAATTTTCGCCCTATGCAACGGCTGGGTTGTCGTCACCGGTTACCATCCAAACGGATCAATTGCCCGTTTCCGGTGAATTGTCATTGCAATTGAAACAACCAACGTTGCGTCGCGTTTCAAATGGCGCCATTTACGCACAACCGCCGTTGTATATTGGAATGATTGCCGGGTCGTCCATCAAACATGATTTTTTTGCAAATATCAACTACATTTCCGACGGCCAATTGTCGCCGGAATCAATCATTTACAAGGCGTCAAACAACACAAGTGGAATTGATTCAAATTTGGTGTTGGAATTGGGCAATACATCCATTGCGGATGGCCCATTGCAAACGGGAAATTTGGCGGTTTGGAGTGGTTCAATTTGGGGCGGTTCCGACCAATGGCGCAAAGGCAATTCCGGCGGTTATAAAAAATTGTTGCAACTATTAGTCACGGAAGCGTTGGCGTTACACGCGAAACCCATTCGGCGATACAACGGTTCATTTTATTCGTCCCATGACATTTCCCGACGTTACACCTTTGACACATTTGATTGGCTATTCATCGGAGGTTCGTTGAACGCCAACAACGAAAATGTTGACGGTGAATTTTTCGCTATTGCCCGTGACGTCACAAATATCGTTGACGTGAATTCCGGATTGTTCATTGGTGATTTGTCACCGATGTCGGTCAACAAAGTTTCCGGACCCAATTCATTCGGCGGCGTTTTTGGCGATGGTTCCATTGCTGGAATGTTGGTGGATTCGGACACGTTTTCCGTCGGTCCATTTTCACAACCCAACGCGGGCGAAGCACGAATCACGGGAACAACAACCGTTGACGGCGACGCATTTTTCACCCAAGATGTTGACGTTACCGGCGATTTGGTTGTGGATGGAACCATCGTGATTGACGGGTTGGGCGACGTTGCGACGGAATCGTGGGTGACGTCGCAAGGTTATTTGACTACCGCCGTCACAAGCGTTGCGCTTACGGCGCCATCGGCGTTCACGGTTACGGGTTCACCGATTACAACAACGGGAACAATTGCGATTGGTGCGGCCGGAACGTCGGGGCAATATGTGCGCGGCGATGGCCAATTAGCGAATTTTCCGACCAATACGGGCGGCGGGTCAACTGTGAACTATTATTTGAACGGATCCGTAAGTCAAGGCACGTTCGGCGGGGTTCCGTATTATGAAATTAGCCGCGTTCCAATTGTCGGCGCCGGAACCGATTTCATCCGAACCAATGCCGCCGGCAATGGCTATATTGCGTCGTTCATAACCGATGCCGGTGATCCTGCATTGTTGAACATCCCTGGAGGTAACTGGAATTTGGAATTTTATTTCAATTCATCGTCGAGCGGAGGGACCCCGTCTTTTTATGGCGAATTGTACAAAGTGAATGCCGCAAATACATTCACCTTAATTGCGAGCGGTTCAACGAATCCCGAAGACATCACAAACGGCACAACGGTTGATCAATATTTTACGTCAATTCCCGTACCGCAAACGACGTTGTTGGTTACGGACCGATTGGCGGTTCGTATTTATGTGATTACCAACGGCCGAAACGTAACGTTGCACACGGAAAATGGCAATTTGTGCGAGGTTATTACAACCTTTTCCACGGGATTGAGCGCATTGAACGGGTTGACCGAACAAGTACAGTATTTCGCCACCGGAACAAGCGGAAGCGATTTCAATATCAATTCCGCAACGAACACACACACGTTCAATTTTCCGACCGGTTCGGCGACAAATCGCGGTTTAATTTCAACGGCCGATTGGACGAATTTCAACACGGCCTATAATGACAAAATAAATAGCGCCGCCGTAACGGGAACGACAACAAAAACGTTGACGTTGACGCAGCAAGATGGCGGAACAATTACCGCATCGTGGACCGATTACGACACGGCGCCAGTCACAAGCGTATTCGGCCGCACGGGTGTTGTTGTCGCCGTTGGTGGTGATTACAACACAAGCCAGGTCACGGAAAACACCAATTTGTATTTCACCGATGCACGGGCCAGGGCGGCAATAAGTTTGACCACAACGGGAACAAGCGGGGCGGCAACGTATAACAATACGACCGGGGTCATAAACATTCCGCAATATCAAGCGGTGTTGACGAATCCCGTGACGGGAACGGGAACAACGAATTATGTTTCCAAATTCACGGGAACAAGCACCGTTGGAAATTCGCAAATCTTTGACAACGGAACCAACGTCGGCATTGGGACCACAAGTCCGGGCGCAAAACTTGACGTGAGTGGAATTGCACGGGCAACAAGTTTATCAACGGTTAGCGGTTTGGGTTTGCAGGTTGGGGGTTATGCTTTTTTGAGCCAAACCACATCGGGGGTGATGACCTTTTTGGGACACAACATTCGTGCGTCCGATTCGGTGGCAAATACCGCAATTGTTCAAAATGCTGGTTGGATTTCGTCGTTGATGAAAATGTACTATTCCGACGGAATAACGTTCCACACCGATTCAACCGTGTACGCAGCGGGCGCAACATACCCATTGTCAACGTCCGAACGTATGCGAATTACACCCGCTGGAAACGTTGGCATTGGGACGACAACCCCCAACGGAAAACTCCAGGTAGACGGCGATTTTTATGTCAACGGCCTGGATCGAAAAATAATGAATTACAATGGCGCCGTTGACTACGGCACGTTGACAAATAATTCCGTAAGATTTAACCAAAACGGTACGGAAATAGCGAGAATAAATACCAGCGGAAACTTTGGCATTGGTACGACATCGCCATTTTCACGCTTTACTGTTAGCGGTGCTTTGAGCGCATCAACATCGCAAATTAGCATCGTAAACACCGAAGGCGGTCATTCAATTATTCGAGCTGGAATTTCTGGTGTTTCCAACAATGGAATGTCGTTTGTCACCGCAAACGTTGATGGTTCATCACAAAATGTTCGGATGGTTGTTGGCGCAACTGGACGTGTTGGAATTGGAACGACAAGCCCCCCCCAAGCCCTTTCAGTAATTGGAAACATTTACCAAAGAACGGGCGATTTCATAACATGGGACAACGGTGACGCTCAAATCGGCGCAGTTTCCGGGTATTCGTTGACATTTAGCACATACAACGGATCAACCGCATTGCTTGAACGCCTCCGCATCACATCGGCAGGAAACGTCGGGATTGGAACGACAAGTCCAACTGCTCAATTGGATGTAACTGGAAGTACAAGCACCACTAAAATAAAGGTCGTTTCTCCTACCGCAAGTTCTTTATTTGAAAGTGGTATTGAGTTTATACGAACAACTGTTGCTGGCGGATCAAAAATACAATCAATAAGAGATGCGTCATTAGGTGGGGTTGGTTTAACATTTCATACAACTGCAGATAATGCTGCAGAAGTTGCTGCGACTTACTCGCAGAGAATGGCTATTTTACCAAATGGAAATGTTTTAATTGGTACAACTACAGATTCTGGATTCAAATTTGAAACCACGGGAACAGGACGATTCAGCCAAACAACGGCAATACCTTTGACGGTCCAACGCACTACGGCAAATTCAAACGTTGGAATCCGATATCAAAATAACACGACATCGTGGTATTCCGGTTTGGCCGCTGATGATTCATTTTCGGTTTCGTTTAACGATGCGAATTTGTCAGCAGGACAATTCAAGGTAGCGACAACTGGCGCAGCAACGTTTACAAGTAGCGTCACGGCAACGTCGTTCAATGGCACAACGAACAACATTTTGAGCGTTGGCGGAACGGAGCGTATGCGAATCAATTCGTCTGGAAACGTTGGAATCGGCACGACAAGTCCAGCGACAAGGTTGGATGTATTGGGGGCGTCAAGTGCCGACGTTACGTTGCAATTAAAAGCAAACGCGTCAAATGATTACAATTCAAAGATATTTTTCAGCGATAACGTAAGCAATAGAGGTGTCATATTGTACAGCAATTGGCAAAACTATTTTTCATTTTTTACAAATTCATCCGAGCGTGTCCGTATTGATTCAAGCGGAAACGTTGGTATTGGAACCACATCACCGGCAGTAAAATTGCACGTTGAAGGCCGAATATATGCGGGGGACATTGGCATTGCCACCACATCACCAACGCAAAAATTGCACGTTGTAGGCAACGCACGAATCACCGGGGCGATTCACGATTCGCTGAATTCGCCCGGAACCGCCGGTCAAGTTTTATCATCAACCGTAACCGGAACGGAATGGATCACGGGCGGTGGAGGCGGTGGTTCAACGATCATTGTCAAAGACGAAGGAACGACCATCGGTTCATCGTTTACCACATTGAATTTTGCTGGAAACAACATCCAGGCGACGGCAAGTGGTGCAACTGCCAACATCACGGCGTTCAACAACGCCGGAACGGGTTCGTATTATTTGAACGCGGCAATAACAAATTATGCCCCAGGTGCGACATTTGACGACGTTGAAATTGATTCGGCGTTGATTGTTGCATCATCACCCGACGCCGCATCGGGTTCGTCAAAATTGATTGCAACGGTGACGTTCGGCGTTGAAAACGTTTCGTCGTATGACGGTTTCAACAACTTTGAATTCCGTTTGTACGACGTGTCACAATCAATTGTTGTTTCAGATACAACACATACATGGACGGGTTATATGTCAAAAGACGAAGGGGCAACACGAACCGTGTTCACGTTTCACATTCCGTTGCAAGATGATGTCACGCCGGGCGATCAAATCAACGTCCAAGCGAAACAAGGCGTTTCATACACGCCCGAAATTTACTATTGCGCGATCACGTTACTGGAAGGAACTACTTAATTCAAATCAAAATGACAAACGAAATCAATTACAATTGGGATTGCAAAACAACGGACGTTTACCCGCAATTCCAAAATCTTAACGACGTCGTGTACAATGTACATTGGCGTTTGACCGGTTCAACCACCGTTGACGGAAAGGAATACTACCAACAAGCCATTGGAACGCAAATGTTGTCGTTGGAAGTGATTCAACCCGAAGGGTTCATACCGTTTCCGGAGCCGTCCGACGTTTCGGCGTGTGATGCGTTCGCCCAACAAGTTACCGAATGGACGATTGAAGCAATTGGCGAAGATCGCGTGAACGAATTGAAGGCCATTTTGGCCACGCAAATTGCGAACCAAATCAACCCGCCGAGCGTCACATTGACGATTGGGGTTAGTGAACCGTACGTTGTAAATTCGTAATTTTGTATTAAATACAAATAAAATGGCAAAAATTGACGAACAATTGATCGCAAAGATCAACCAGGCAAAAAACGAAATGCAGCAAATCCAAATGGAATTGGGCGCCATTGCGTTGGCCGAAATTTCAAAAGACATTTTGTTGGAAAATTACAAAAAGTTAAAAACAACAATTGATGAAACCGTGTCCGAAATCGGTGCCGAATTCGGTGATGGTCAAATTGATTTAGAAACCGGCGAATTTACGCCAACGGAAAAATGAAAAACGAATCCGCTCAACACATTGTGACAACGTGGTCCATGACCACGGCGTCGATTTTAATCGCTCAAATTTCACAAATCATCGGATTGGTCGCGATGGTCGCATCGTTGGCCTATACGATTTGGCGTTGGCGCCGTGATTATTTGAAAGACAAACCCAATGCTTGAACGGATTTTCCGTAATTGGAAAACCACCGTCATTGGATTGACAATTTTGGTTGTGTCGTTGGTGTTCGTATGGTTCGAGCGCGCGACATTGACCGAAGTGTCCATTTTTTTGATGGGCGGATTCGCCTTCCTTTTTTCTAAAGATCCAAAACCTACCGATGGCAAAGCCAACACAACAAAACGCAAAGCCCCAACGGGCCGTTCGTAAACGTCCAGGCGTTCACTCAAAATCAAAAACGTCGAGCAATAAGGGGGCGGATAATTACGCCAAACCCAACCGTGGGCAAGGTTGAACAATAAATTCAAATGAATATGCGTAATTTTTTGATTTTCACAATGTTGTTTGCGTTGTGTTCGTGTGGCATTTTCAAAAAAGCCGACCCGATTATTGTTGAAAAAATTGTGTTGAAATGGGACACAGTATACACGGAGCGAATCACCGTTGACACGTCCTTTGTGACCACGCCAAATGATACCATTTTTGTAACTAAAGACAAATTGTTGGTTCGCGTGATTCGCAAATTCGACACCATCCGTGTTTCGGCGCAATATGCCGGCGACACCACGGCCGTCAAATCGGTTGTTTTAGAGCAAAGACAATCCCCACCCGCCAAACGTGGCAACACCTGGAGTGAATTATTATCGGGGTTGGCTGTTGTTGCCGTCGTCGTAATGGCGTTCAAAGTGTTTTTCGACACCATTTTCAGCAACAAATAAATTTCCACGGCATACAACGAACCGCCACGCGTTCGCTGATGCCGTTTTTTTGACGCGTAACGAAGTTTTACGCCGCTTTGGTACATTGGTATCACCGCGGCGTTTTTAATTCGTTAAAACGCACGAAAACGCTTCATCGGTTTTTTTATGGGTTTGGCGTTGGTTGTTGACATCGGAAACACATTCATTCAAACGATGGGGTTGGTTGGTAGGTGGAAAGGGGATGTGGATGAAAAGGTATGGGACCCCCCATAGGGGGGCCCATCCATTCACATACCCCCATCCGTACATACAACCACATCACCACATCCATCAATTAACAATGCGTTGTTAATATAACACGTTGTAAAATTTTTTTTGAACAAGTGTTGCGGGAATGAATTTTGGTTGTATGTTTGCCAAGTGAACGACAAACAACCCCGGTCACGAAAGCAAAATGAAACCATTTATCACAATCAACATTCACCCGCTACGCATGGCCATTCGTTCCATCGTTCGGAATTGGCAATTGATCGCATTTGCCGCAACTGGATTCATGTTGGGCCATTCGCTTCGCCCAATTTTGCGAATCATCATTTTCACATTTTTCAAATGACCTACATCGTCACATTTTTAGACGGTCGCCAGGTGACTGTCTGGGCGAAATCCGCCAACAACGCCGGCCAGGCCGCAACGGAAATCCGATGCAACGAAGATGAAACGGGCGACGTTCCGCCGATTCGTTCCATCGCCCACCATCCAAATTATTAAACAATTACATCAACCGAAAGCATCTAAATTTAACAAAATCAACAAAATGACAAAACCCGATTTCATCAAAGGTCACCAAATGTTCGTCAACGGCAAGGCCGTTTGGGCGAAAGTGACAAGCGCCACCGGTCCGAATGATATGTCACAAAAATATCAATTGGATTTGGAATTGGACGAAGCATCGTTGGCGGAAATTCAATCGTTCGGAACACGCGTTTTTGAAGCGATTGTAAAAACAACCCGCAAGGCGAAAGATTCCGACGAACGCGTTGAATGTGCGCCATTCATCACGCCAAAATCAAATAATTTGCCACGCGTGTTCGGCGCAAACCGTTTGCCGTACGACGGCCCCATCGGTAATGGTTCCGATGTTCGTTGCCAAATCATCATCAAAGTATTTGAATACAAAGGGAAAAAAGGGTTGACGGTGTATTTGAACGCCGTCGTCGTTGTTTCCCTTGTTGAATACTCCAATATCAACGAAGATGCGTTGTTCGATGGTTTAACCGCTGGTTCCGACGACGTGTTCGGCGAAGCGCCAAAACCAAATGTTGATGAATGGTCCCCGAATATCGGACCGACAACAAAGGCAACAACCGCCACACAAATAATCAAAGATAAAAACGCGGCGAAACCCGCAATTGAGGACGACGATTTGCCATTTTGATTTTAACCGATGAAGGGGTCGCGGCGCAATTTGGGTTGATGTAAGCGTCGCGGCCCTGGATTCAAATACACATAAAATGAATCCATTTCAAATGCGATTGGCGAACGAAATCATGGAATCGGTTTCCCGATATTACCAAATCACCGTTTCCGAAATCACCGAAAAAAGACGCCACGCAAAAATTGTTCGCGCCCGCCAGGTCGCCGCGTATTTGTTGCGCGAAGATTTACGATTGTCGTTGCACGAAATTGGCGCAATTATTAACCGCGATCATTCGTCGGTTGTTCATGCCCACAAAGCCATCAAAGAATTAACAACGCCGAACGTGATTGGAGTGTTTGCCGACAAAACGTTGGTGATGGAAATTTCCGACATCCGTCATTTGTGCAAATCAACATGGTCACGCCAGGAAATTGACGAAATCGAATATCAAATGGAACGTTTAACCCTACGCCGCGACGAATTGTTGCGGGCGCAAAATTCAAAGTAAGCATGAAAAAAATGAAAATGAACTCATTGAATTGGATGTCCCTTTGGTTCATCACGTTCAAATTGGGCGAAATCGGTTCATTCGGCGAATGGACATGGTTTGAAATTTTATTGCCATTTTGGTTGAATTTGGGATTGATGTTTTTTGTTGAATTGGCCAAACGATTGGCCGAAGAAAATGAATTAAAATGAAAGACATATTGTTGTCGTTTTCGGCCATTAAAGAATTCAACAAATCGCCGTTGCATTTTTTGACCTACAAAGCAAAAAAGAAAATCGAAACACCCGCCATGCGGTTCGGGAAAGCGGTTCACAAACTGGTTTTGGAATTCGACGAATTTTCCAAAGAATATGCCGTCGCCCCGGAATGTGATCGCCGAACCACCGTCGGGAAAAACATTTGGAATGAATTCACGGAATCGGCTGGCGACAAAACCGTGTTGACGCAATCGGAAATGGTGTCCATCCTGGATATTAAACACGCCATTGATCAACACCCAGCCGCATCGGAAATTGTGAAGTATTGCACAAATCGTGAACAACACGTTGAAACCGAAATCTTTGGTCACAAATTTCACGGATTCGTTGATGGTTTTGGTCCTGGATTGGCGTTTGATTTGAAAACAACGATGGACGCGTCCGAACACAAATTCACCCGAACGATTGAATACGATTTGTATTTCGTCCAGGCGGCCATATATTGCCATGCATTGAATTTGGATGAATTCCGATTCATTGCCGTCGAATCGGCAGCGCCCCACATGATTGGCGTGTATCGTTTGGAATCGGAATGGTTGGAAATTGGATTGAAAAAATTAGAAGTAATTTTGGAAAAATTCAACCAATGGGATGGCACGGCGGAACATTACAATTCAAACCGAACCGTGACACCCCGTGTTAACCCGTTTTTGATATGAAATTTGTCGTTGACCTTGACGAATTGCGAACCAATGCCGAACCTGGTTCGGATTTGGCGAAATTGATTGAATGCGTCGATTCTTATCACGCATTGATCAAATCAATTGAACCGCATTTGCACCGCAACGCGTCGGTTTACGCCGGATTTAAGGTCAACGATTTCAATTTTGATTTTTATGACGAACCGTGAATGTTTAGCCCGATTGATTTCGGATGTCGTTTTGTACGACAAAAAATTGATGGAACATTTCAGACGCCCCGCCGATTCACCCCGGCCGGAACCCCTGGATGAATTCATTACCGCATTGGAAACAAAGTATCATGTTAAAATAAACGAGCAATGAAAAAAGGAAAGGAATGGTTGGCAATGTTGCCAAAGGAAACGCAATCAAAATGGATTCGCGAGGCGATTGGCCAAAATAAAAAGGAAATGATTCGTTATTTTTTGGATCGCGATTTTGAATCAATGTCCGAATTCATTTTGACAACTATTTTGTGGCAAACGTCAAAAGACGGCGTGACGTATTGGGGAAACATCGCATACAACGAACAATACACATGAACCTACCGGAAACGATTAAACAATTGAATGAATTCGCCATTCAATTAAACGCCAAAAAATACGAACACGTTCCGCCACACGCCGTACCGCGGCCGAAGGTATTGGGCGACAAAGACGCCAATTCATTGACGGCGTCGGTGTTGTTTGATTTCATCCACATTCGCGGCGGATATGCGTTCCGTGTCAACAATATGGGTGTTTTCGACGCCAAACGCGGCGTGTATCGTAAGGGCGGAACCGTGAAAGGTATTCCGGACATTATTGGATTGATTGATGGCCGTTTCATTGGAATTGAAATTAAATTCGGTTCCGATCGTATGTCGGCCGATCAAATGGAAATGAAACGTGAAATCGAATCAAATGGCGGCATTTATATTGTCGCCAAACGATACGAACAATACGTTTTGGATTTAGCCAACGCCATTGGCGTTGGTGTCCTGGAAATATGAACGAACAAAGAATCGCCGGTGTTGTTGGCGAATTGATTTTCGCCCAACGCGCCGCGGAAATGGGATTCGTGACGTCGTTTCCGATGTTTTTGGCGTCGGAATACGACGTAATTATTGACACCGGTTCACAACTGTTCCGGGTTCAAATCAAAGCAACACGTTCCGAACTCCGTCCAGGCGTGTTCAAATTCACGATTGATTCGTCTTTGAACGTGAAATACACGGGCAATTGTGTTGACGTTTTCGCGTTCGTTCACATCGATTCACGACGTATTTGGTTGGTTCCCGCACACAACGTCATTCATTTGAAAACGTTTTCCGTAAACGAAAACAACGGACGCAATGAAATGTATTTAGATTTTTGGGAAATTTTTTTGTAAAATTGCAAAACGAAAGCACGAAAGCAAATGACAATCAAAGACGCAGCCGCGCGATACATCGCGCATGGATATTCACCGATCCCGTTGTCCGGGAAACGGCCCATTGTTCCGGGATGGACAAAATTCGCAGAAAAACAAATTGATGACCTACAAATTTTCGACACCGCCACCGGAATCGGATTGGTGTGTGGATTCAACGGCCTGGAGGTCGTCGATGTGGACACAAAGCACCACGACGGCGATGAATGGGTTCAGTTTTGCCAACTCCTTAACGACAACACCGACGCCCTATTGGACAAATTGGTGATTGCAAACACGCCGTCGGGCGGTGTTCACCTATTGTACCAATGCGATGAAATCGCCGGAAATCAAAAACTATCTAAAAACAAACGCGGTGAGGTGACATTTGAAACCCGTGGAATGGGCGGACAAATCGCCGCGTTTCCATCGCCGGGTTACACATACGAAACCAAACGCGCCATTCAACGCATCACACCCGATGAACGGGCGATTTTGTTGGATTGCGCGCGGGCGATGGACCAATCGCCATCCACGGAAATCATCGCCGCCGTTCGTCAAACGATGGCCGCACAATTGCCAGGCGATTCGGTTCGTCCCGGCGATGATTACGCGTCAAAGGTGTCGGCGCTGGAAATCTTATCAAAGCACGGTTGGATCATTGGACGCCACATAAAGGACCACATTTTAGTAAAACGGCCAGGCGATACAAACGCGGAATCGTCGGGCAAAGTGTTCGTCGAATCGGGTTTGTTTTTTTGTTGGACGACGTCCACGGTGTTCGATGCCGAACGTGCGTACAATTCATTCGCCATTTACGCGATTTTGGAACACGGCGGCGATTTCCACACCGCCGCAAAAACTTTGGGTGGTTTGGGATTCGGTGAACAAAAGAAGTCCGCATTGGACGACGAACAATTGTTCGCCATCAAATCAATGTCGTCGGTTTACACGGCGCCAGGTGTTGACACGCCCCCGATGGACATCGACGAACCAACCGAACAAATTGAATTGACGGCGGACGAAATCAAAGCGCGTGAATTGATTGACCGTTTGTTTTCGTTTGAAGTGGATTCAACTGTGATTCCGCCAAAACCACCGGTCGCAATTGAATTGATTGACACGGTTGATCGTTACATTTTGGGAACATTGGGAAATTTTTCATTGGTCCAGGGCAAAGCGAAGTCACGCAAATCGTTTTTTGTGTCCGCATTGGCCGCCGCTGGAACATCAATAATTGACGTTTGCAACAAGTTTCGCGGTTACAATAGCGGAAAATGTGTTGTTTATATTGACACCGAACAAGGGGATTTCCACGCCCACCGCGTCAAATCACGGATTCACCACATGGCGGGATTGGCGCCCGACGCCAACACGCCGTTGGTTCGTTATTTTCAATTGAGGTCGGCGGAAAACAATAAAGAGCGATTGATGTTGTCGCAAGTCGCCATCGCATCAATTCAAAACATCGGCGTGTTGATTTTGGACGGTGTTGTCGATTTGATGTCGAAAGGCGTGAATGACGAAGAAGAAGCCACGGAAATGGCGTCACGTTTGTTGAAATGGTCCGCGCAACTCAATTGCCACATCATTTGTGTGTTGCACGAAAACAAAAACGACCGCAACGCAAAGGGACATTTGGGCGCTTATTTGGTGCAAAAAGCGGAAACGGTATTCGCCGTTACCCGTGAAGATGACGACACGGTAATTTCCGCGGAATACACTCGGAACAAATCGTTTCCCGATATTAAAATGACCATTGATGACGACGGGCGCCCGGCGTTTGAATTGGTGACGCCACAACCCACCGCCAAACGCAAAGCATTGACCGACGCCGATTTGTTTGAAATTGGCGCAGCGGTTAACGGAATGAAGAAAACCGATGCCCGTGATTGGGTTCGCGTGAACAAAAACACAACCGACGCCCACGCGCGCCAGGTGATTCAAGACATCATCATCAAAGGATTTGTCAATGCCGTACAAGACGACAAAGGCCGTGGATTTACCTTGCAATTAGTAAATTTTCCAACCCCTAATTTGAAAGCCGATGAAACGCCTTTTTAATGAATTGATTGACCGCATTTGTAGCAAATGCGGTGAAATGCGAAACGCGCGATTGTTTTCGTATTATGGGAGAAAAAACATCAACGAAATGGTGTTTTATCAGCGCGCCCAATGTAACATTTGCAGATCCAAAGCCGAAAGCCAACGAAGAAAAAATATAAACAAATGAACGACGACGAAAAGAGAATGATGGCAATCATGCAAAACGGAAACAATGGCGATCATTACTATACCATTGGCCCGACGGTTTTTTTGACCGAAGATGAATTGGCATTGGCCGAACGCGTTGGCCGTGTGCGAAACGAAATGATGAACAAAATGAATTTGTCATCGACAAATCGCAATTTGCCCGACAAAGAAAACATGGAAATCATGGCCGTCGCCGCGGAAATAGCCGTCGCAAAGTATTTGAATTTATATTTTGAATACCGTTTGCCGTTGGTTCCTGGATCATGCGATATGAAATTGAACGACGGCCGTGGAATTGATGTTAAATTCACAACATACGGAAACGGAAAATTGATTGTTCCCGTGTCAAAACGCAATTCGTGTTCGGTTTACGTTTTGGCGATCAACACCAACGGTTCGTCGATGTTCAACATCGCCGGTTGGGCGACGGCCGACGAACTGTTCAACGACGAAAATATCGTTGAAATGTACGGGAAAAAAAAATACGTTATGCATCAAATACAATTGAACCACATCAACGAATTAAAATGAAAAATCCATCCGCACATACCACATGGGCCGAGGTGACAAAGTCACAAACGGCCGAACGTTACGGAATTGACAATATGCCAACGCCAACGCACAAAGCGAATTTGGTGGCGATTTGTCAAAATGTCTTTGAACCATGCCGCGAATTTGTCGGCGGGCCGTTGCACATTTCGTCGGGCTACCGTTCCCGCACGTTGAACAATAAAACGCCAGGCGCTTCAAAGACGTCCGACCATTTGACGGGCAACGCCCTAGATTTGGATTGCGATCATTTTGGTAACGGAACCAACGCCGAATTGTTTCATTTCATTTTGGACAATTTGCAATTTTCCCAATTGATTTGGGAACATGGCAATCACCCGTGGAATTCAAAGGCAGAAACGCCACAACCCGCATGGGTTCACGTTTCGTTTTTTACGGACCCATCCAAAAACAATGGTCAAGTGTTGGTCGCATCACGCGACGCGGCCGGACGTACAATATACCGCCGATATGTTCGATGATCCCCGTATCGTTGCCGATTCGTATTGGGACAAACCCGCCGACGTGTTCATCATGTTGCGGCAATTGTTCCCGTACGATCAACATCGAACCGTTTGGAAAATGTACACGCACATTTGTAAAATGCCGTTGGCATCATTCCAGGCAATCGCCAAACCCGAAGTGGTTCCGATGCTGGAAAAATTGAACGAATCGCGCGTCGTTGGTCGGGCGGTTTGGATTTTTGAATCGGGATTTTTTAAGATTAGACAACCAATGTATCGAATTAAAACATCATGACAAACGAACAAATCGAACACGCTTCGTGGCAATTCGTCGCGGACAAAGTCAATCAACCACACGGTTGGATTCGCACGGCGTTTGTCGCCGGCGCAGAATGGGCCATCGAACAAAACAATCAATCAAAATGAAACGCCATGCCGACAATTCCAAAGGGTCAACGCCCGCCGTGGGTGAAATCCTCACCAAAACCAAAGTCGCCGGACGAAAAATTCTACGGTTCGGGCGCGTGGAAAAAACTCCGCGGAATGTTCATCCGCTCGAACCCTGCGTGTGTGGATTGTGGACGGTCTGCAAATGTGGTTGATCACATTGTACCAATTCGTGACGGTGGTCCGACACTTGACATGGCGAATTTTCAATCGCTATGTCACCGGTGTCACAACGCCAAGCGAGGACGTGAATCGCACCAAATTAAAAAAAAATAATTTTTAATTTGAAACCGTAAGGTGGGGGGGGGTCAAATGCTAATGACCCTTTGTAGAACCATCGCCGGG